TACATGATCGCCCCAAGTTTCACATCGGCACCTGGCACTGTTGTCATCGAGTCTGTATAGCCAGCCTCACGACGCTTTCTGAAACACCAGTTGTTGGTGGCATTGACGCAGACCGTTATGAAGGCCGTGTCGTTAGCAGTAGCCACGTCAATACCTAACCAACTTGTCACATCGGAAGCCTGTATCCACGATACAGACGGTGTGAAAGTGACAGTTCCTGTAGCAACAGAACGCTCTAGATCGTCGCCAGCGTCTCGGAAGAGAAACTGAAACAGTCGAATGACCTCATTGTCAAACTCAAAGTCGCCTTCGTCTGACTGTCCGATGTATTCGTTGTCTTGCGTAGATAGAACGGTGTGTGTGCCGTTTATGTCGTGGCCAGCGCCAGCGATGGTGACAACATCGCCAACTTGGATGCCAGTTTCAACGAAAGTCTGAAGAACCACAACATCGTCTAGGCGTGTGTGAAACGCTAGATCATAAGTGGCCATGGTTCTTCAGTTCCTTCTAGTTCGTTGCTTTATGCGAAAGTGAACTTGACGAATTTGCTGGAGTCAATCATGAGTGCTGCAAAGTACCCACGGAACGCCAGTGTGCGTGACAATGTCGATGGTGAGTCAATGCTGATTGCACCCTTTTGCTGTTCAAACAGTTCGTAACCAGAAGCATCTCCCACGATGCAAGTAGCACTAGCAAAGTTACGGTCAACGACGACCTGCAAGCCAAATGCGTTTCCGTTTGCTTGTCCCGGTGTGAGATTACCAAATGCGTTCATTGGCCCAACCTGTGGGAACAACGGACGCTTCGACGAATCGCTCAATCCGAGAAGATCCTGCCAAATTCCTGGTGCTACAAACAAGTGGGTTGGCAAGTTGCCGTTGGAACCCGACAAAATTGTTGCTGCTGCTTCTGCAATTTCGGCAGCCCACACTTCAGGCTTTCCAGTGTCTGCTGCTGCGAATGCTTGTGTAACGGTTGCACCTGCGACCAATTGGTCTGCTGCATAGTTGTCGGTTGCGTTGGCGTAGATACGGCCCATGTCGTCAAGAACGACTGACAAGATTGCAGGATCACTCCAGTCAATATCGGCTTCGCTGATATTCACATATCCACCGAAAATTTGCTTGGTGACCTGGTTGTTGAACACAACGAGAGTGCCTTGCGATGGTGACTGTTCAGAGATTGAAGCACCGATTGTGGTGTGCGTGGTTACTTCTGGACGGATGAACACTTTGCCAGCCTGTGGCATTGACTTGACACCAATTGCATCGACCACTGGACGACGACCGATGAAGTTGTTATAGACAGGCCCAAGGACTTGCGTTGGCAAAAGACCAGGTGTGTCGTTTGTGACGATGTCGGGTGCAGCTGCACGAAGTGCTTCTGACATTGCTCGCCACTGGTCGCCACCTGCAACTGCTGCTGCGATGTATTGAACGGCTGTTGGCATTTCGACAACACGACGAGCCTGTGCGAAAATTGGGGTTGTTGGAATAACGTCGGGCTTGGAGGCTTCGACTGGGGTTTCTTGTGACATGGTTTCCTCCTCGGAAGTGTCGTTGTTGGGGGTTTCGGATGCTTCTTCTTCAGGTTCGGAAGCAGCGATTTCTGTGATGATGGCATCCTTGAATGCCGGAGATGCAACAAGACTGATTTCTTCTAGCGATGCTGAAGAAACAATCATTGTTCCGTCTTTCGTGGTTGTGAACTTCAATGGAATGGCTCCAACACTTACGGAGTCGTAAGCGCCTGCCTTCACAAGTTCAATTGCATCATCTGATGCTCTGGTCTTGGCAAACTTTGCTGTGAACAAAAGTCCTTCTTCTGAATCTGCAAGTTCAGTCACGACGCCACGCAACTGCGAAGAATCGTGATTTTCCAAAAGTTTCGGGTTCTTTGCTTCAAGGTCAAAAGCGCCACGAAGGAAAGAAACCTTTGTGCCGTCTGAAACTGTTGCTGTGACATCCCAAGGTACGGCAACGCCTGTGATGGTGCGTGGCGAATCTTCGCCTGCAGCTGCATCCAGTGTCACTGGGATGGCTTGAAGTCTGATCATGATAATTCTGTCTCCGATGGTGTAGGCACTTCAGGTTCTTTATACATTTCGGCCATGTCGTTCTGTTCAAGTAGATCGTCAAGGTCAAACTCAACGTGGCGTCCACGGCTCAACACGTCATCCATTGAAAGGCGCTGTGTGATTGCTGTGGCGTACATCTGCGCACCAAACAACCAAAGGTCTTGACGAGCCTGCTGTGCGTTCTGATAGGTCATTGAAGCACCGGGGGTGGGTGCCGAAACGAGATACGCAGGGACGCTACAGAGCCTCGAAAGGTCTAACGCTTGATACTGGCGTTGTTCGCTGTTGACACTCATCGGGTCTTTGTCAAACTCGACAAACTCGACAAAGTTATTGAGTGCGCCGATGACGTTTCCATCACGGCGAGCCTGCGCCCAAGACGAAGCAAGGTCGCCTAACTCTTCACCCGACATAGTTTCGCCAGCAGAAGTTTGCTGAAGATAGCCAGGCACTGTTTCAATAGTTGCGTATCGGTCGGCTGCTTGGTCTAGGTGATAACCAATGTTGAACGCTCTGCTACCTGTGAAAATAAGGCCAGTCGTTGGTGACAAGAATGTGATCACATTTGAAGCGTCAAGTGGAACGCCGTTGAACTGAATGTCATCGGTCATTCCAAAATACTGTGGGCCTACTTCGTCAGGGGTTTGAATGTTTGCAGCTGGCAGCCAACGAAAAGACATTGGTCGTCCGTCGCCAGCGTTACGGCTAGTTACATACCAAAAGGCTCGACCGTAAAACCACAAATCTTTGAATGTGTTTGCAAGCATAAACTGGCGTGGCACATTTGGGTCTGGGCGTTCCATCCACGTTTCGTTTGGCACATAAATCTTTTCGTATTTTTCGCCTGTCCACTGCTTTGTGCACTGCCTGAATTCGAGGCTTCCAATGGTTGAAGCCATTAGATCATAAGAGCGTGAAACAGTGGGCAGTGACAACGCCAGTGTCTCAACTGTGCCACTGCTCCATGAGTAAAACGGTGGAATTCCGGACGAGCCGACACCAGCAGCAGCCTTGATAGGCGCACTGGCGAATTCGGCTCGGATTTTGCGAGAGAAAAGACCCACGCTCGGAGTCTTACACACAATTGTTGCAAATGCAACTATCTACGGAAAGCCATTGCAGCCTTGCCAGTATTTATTGGGCGTGAGACCATCGCTGCAGCGACCACTAAAAGTCGGGCTGCTTCGATAGGCCCAGGTGAACGCTGGGAAGAGATAACCACTTGGCCGTTAGCCCTAGCAAGCACAGCCCTGTTGACATGGCTTGCTAGTAGTTCTTCGCCACGGTGCAAAACCCGATGTTCCAAAATTAGCGATCTAGTGAGGGCTGTCAGTTTGAGGATTTCTGCATAGCCGAAAGTGGTGCGCCTGCGTTCTAACTTTTCGGGGGTGTGGACGTCAAGAGTTGGCGAGATGACCAGACGCAGTTTCGGGTCTGCTTCCATAGCCTTCTCAATCTGTAGCCACATCTCCTTCATGGACTCGGTAGAGAACTCGACTGTGGCCACAATCGTTTGTTCCTCAGTTAGTCCACAACGAATCCCCACATACTTGGAACTATCCACAGAACAATCCACAGCCAACACGCCACCGGCAGGGCATTCCTGCTCGGTCTTCAGTTTCTCCCAGACGCCCGGCTGTAGCCAAGCGTCAGCCGAAGAGACCCACAGATTTAGGTGCGCACGGAGGAAGGCTGCACGATCGGGAGATTCTGCAGCTGCATGAAGAGCGTCAAGGGTGATGGTTTCGCCCAAGGCTGGGTTCGCCCAACGCCAGTATGAAGTGTCATTCGGGTCAACATCAGGCAGTGACCATTCGGCAAAATAAAGCCGTGTCTGTTTGTGTTTGTCAATTGCCCCTAGTGCCTGCTCCCGAAGACGTTGCATAGTTTTCGACCCCTCATCGCCACTGGTTGACCACGAAGAAAGCAAAGGTGATTTCACAGCGATTTGCGACGGCCGTAGAGCGTCAAAATAAACTTCTTCGGTGACGTTCCAAACTTCGTCCACGATAATTAGGTCGTAAGTACCACCATGCAAATGAGGCGTCGCAGCACGAACCTCCCAAACACAATTGCCTATCTCGACTTTGTTGCGCCCATAAGACCAGGTTACTTTGGCGTCGTAATGCGCCTCTAGTACCGGGGCAAGTTCATTGAAGATAGCAACAGCACGATCTAGTTTGTTAGCCGTAGAAAGAACACGCATCGGTTTGCCACGCATCGCTGCAAAGTCTGTAAGCCACCAACCAATAAGCGCCGTAAGCGCAACGGACTTGCCGTTCTGACGAGCCGTCGAAACAAGCGACTCACGATGCACAAGATCACCATTGTCATCATGGGTCAACTGGCCATTCAACGCTTGACGTTGCCACCCAAACAATGTTTTGTTGAGCACTCGCTCAGACCAGCCTGCAACTAGATCACCATAAGAAGGGCCTGCAACAATTGGCGTTTCTAACCGTGGCTGAACACGGCCAAACTCAGTCGACTCAGACGCAGCCAAACTGAAACCACCTGAACTGGTTTGGTTCGTTTCAGATAAGAGCAAAGA